GGTGGTCGCTGAAGTCGTCCAGAAGTTCTTCCCAGACTTCAGACGCACCCTCAACGAACTGCAAAGGTATGCAGCGTCGGGGGTTATCGACACTGGCATTCTGGCACAGATAAGTCAGGTCAGGTTAGAAAAACTTGTAGGTGCATTGAAGGGTAAAGACTTTGGTGCAACACGTAAATGGATTGTTGCTAATTTAGATAATGATCCTAATGTAATTCTACGAACTGTCTATGATAGTTTGTATGAATCACTTACTCCTACGAGTATACCTCAAGCGGTATTGATTATTGCCAAGTATCAATACCAATCAGCATTTGTTGCTGATCAGGAAATTAATCTCTTAGCAGCATTAACTGAAATTATGGTGGAGTGTCAATTCAAATGAACAATAATAAAACTATAGATGGATATGATCTTTCTGGAGTTAGTGCTTTACATGGACTTACTTTAGATCAATATTATAGTTTACTAAAATATCAAAACTTTAAGTGTCCTATTAGTGGGTTTCAATTTGTCTATAGTAAATATAGAAAAAAGTTTGTTGATAGTAGGGGAGACTGGATGGGTAGAGGTCTTTCTAAAAAAGCACCACCTCTAGATCATTGCCATGACACTGGATATATCAGAGGAATTGTTTCTGAAAATCTTAACAGATTATTAGATCAATGGAGACACAATACTTATGGATCTATCACTAGACCCATAGAGTTAGAACAGTACGAACAAAACCCTCCCGCATACAATTGTATTGGGAAAGTACATTTTAAATGATTATGACTAAACTAATGAGTAAACGTGAAAAAATTAGAGCACAAGTAAAATCCAGATGGTATTATACATTCTGGGGAACTGCAACTGTAGCAGTTGTAGCAGGACAGATTTATGTTGGCACATCATATCGTGCTATGTCAAAGTCCTTGAATATATGGTTCGATACAGCAATTGAATCATTAATTCCTGATGAAAAACCTAGAGGTTTATACCAACCAATTATTCCTCCACCAACAGGAGACTTTCGTGACTATAATTCACCAGGTCTTACATGGGACGAGGTGAATCCTGATGATTATATTATCTGGATGGAGATAGATGAAGAAGTCTGAACTAATACATTGGAGATTACAGGCAATGCTTAGAGAGCATTCATTTAGTGATCTCGCATACCTAGGTGTAAGAAAAGATAGTATCGGTATGCCACAGCACTGGTATAGTATAGATGGTAATGAAGTACCAGTAGATGCAATAGAAGAACTAGAGTCGGTAGAAGAAGAATGAAAACACCACTAAGATATCCTGGCGGTAAGTCAAGAGCAGTTCCTAAGTTATGTCAGTGGTTACCCGCTGAAATTACGGAGTATCGTGAACCCTTTTTAGGTGGTGGTAGTATGGCAATTGAGATGACAAAACGTTATCCTAATTTGTCTATCTGGGTCAATGATCTATATGAACCTTTGTATCTCTTCTGGTTAGCATTGAGAGACGATGGTGACTATCTGTATAAAGAACTTATACAACTAAAGCAGAGATATTCAGATCAAGCTTCTGCTAAACAATTATTTCTAGATGCAAAGGAGAAAGTAAATGAAAAGGATCTTTCGTATAAGGACAGAGCAGTTGCTTTTTATATTGTTAATAAGTGTAGTTTCTCTGGTCTCACTGAGAGTTCGTCCTTCTCTCCACAAGCAAGTGATTCCAACTTCTCCGCAAAAGGTATCGAGAATCTCAAACACTATTCTCGGTTGATAAAGAATTGGAAGATTACATGTGAGGACTATGCTGTTCTTGTAGAAGATTGTCTAGGACGTGGTGACATCAAATGTGATGATAACACATTCATTTATGTTGACCCTCCATATAATATTAAAGACAACTTATACGGACATAAGGGTAGCATGCATAAAGGTTTCGATCATGCAAGATTTGCTGATATTATGGATGACACAATGGGTAATGTCATGATATCATATAATAACCACCCAGATATCGTTCAGAGATTTGAAGAGTGGCATCAGTATGACTTCGCTCATACTTATACAATGAGATCTACAGGTACATACATGATAGATCAAACAAAACGTCGTGAATTAATTTGTCTTAATTATGGAAAATATAGGAGTGCGAGTGCTGCCTAGTGGGTATTGTCAACTCTACAATACACGTAGAGGTGGACTATCTACATTTGCTCCCAACTCACAAACAGCAATCATCATGGGCGAGGAGGTACACGTCCAAACTAAAACTGGAAAGACACAGATATATCGTGTCAACAATTCTAGAACTGGTGTTGTAGGTCCTATCAGAACATTCTAATGGAACTCAAAGATTGGTTAAACTCTATCAATTTTACTAAAGAGAACTTGATAGAAGATCCAGATGCAATATCATCCTACCCTCCATATATTATCAATAGATGTTTGTCAGGACATCTTGATACAGTCTTGTTTGCAAATGAAATGAATCGGTATGTAAACCTTGACAAGGATTTGCAATATACTTTTTATCTAAATACATTGAGAAAACGCAAACGTTTTTCTCCTTGGTTGAAGAAAGAACAGATTGAGAATCTGGATCTGGTCAAAAAACACTATGGTTATAGTAACGAAAAAGCGAGGGTCGCATTAACTCTTCTTACCAAAACCCAACTTGAATACATTCGTAACAAACATGACATGGGAGGCAAAAGATGACTATGCTTACTGAAGAGGTAAAGTGGACTGCTGACAGTATGGTGGAAGTAGGTCTAAAAGAACCTGACGACTTTTTAAAGGTAAGAGAAACACTGACGAGAATTGGAGTAGCATCCAGAAAAGAAAAGAAGTTATATCAATCATGTCATATACTGCATAAACAGGGCAGATATTACATAGTACATTTTAAAGAGTTGTTTGCTCTGGATGGAAAAAAAGCAAACCTAAGTCTTAATGACGTACAGAGAAGGAATCGTATCGTACAGTTACTTGGTGATTGGGGATTAGTATCTGTATCTTCTAAAGAAAGTATTACTGACGTAGCACCACTAAGTCAGATCAAAGTTCTTGCCTATAAAGAAAAAGGTGATTGGACTCTGGAAAGTAAATACAACATAGGAAAGAAAAAGGAGGAATAACCGAACCCCTTGCATATTTTCAAAGTATTTGTTATACTATATAACATACCAGTCCAAAACACATAAAAACGGATTGGTTATAAAAATTTAATTACCAAAAACAAAGGAGGGTAAGACATGACCATAGCGATGGCAGAAGTCGTTCGTATCGACACACTTGATAATATAGTTTTCGTATATGAAAATGCTGAAAAGTTATACGACAACAAATCAATTAATGAAGATGTAAGAGAATACATATATTCAACATTTGATATTCTAGATAGGTATCCTAAAGGATTACCATTGTTGGAAGATGTCATTGAGGATTATGAAAATGGAATTAATTATGGAGATGGTGACTCAGTTGTTTGTCTAGCTAGAGTAGGAGACTTATGGAGTTCACCATATTACAATCGTATTAGAGAATTAAGATACGGTAATCAAGAAAAACATCTTACAGAAAACGGTGGTTTCTCATATGCTGCTGCTGATACATTGTCTGGATACTATCGTCCACATCAAAGAAAATTAGTAACCACAAAGGGAAATAACAGAGCAAGTAAAGCATATGGTGTTGTTCGTAATCCTGACATAAGAATACCAATAGGGTTTACATTTCACCCTAGAAATAGATCTATTGAAGAGTGTGTTAGAATAGAATCCAACAATCACAACATGGATTGCAACTATCGCACCAATCAATCAGGTGATCATAAGTTTACATCTGCATTAAGAGCAGGAGAAACATGGGCACAAGATTTATTTGATTACTTAAAGCAATTCAATATTGGTATTGCAGAAACTTTACCCAATGCAAAGTTTCACTGCCCATCACACTCTTACATATCTAGAGCAAGAGGAAAAAAAGGTCAAAATGATGTATATGTAACTAGATTTTTAGAAGCATTTACTTCTAGAGATTGTTCTAGAGAGATTCAAGGTAACACTGTAATATCAGGAGCACAGTTTCTTAAATACTTTGAAACATATATCAAAGATGTTGATGTTCGCAATAATAATTGTGATTCTTTTGCGGATGCTATTGATTGGGCATTCAACAACTGGTCAAAAGAAGCACAAGCACTTGGATTTAAAAATGCAAAAAACATTACTCAGGAGATGATTACTTCTGGTAATGCTGATTATAAAAAGCATGAACCAATGATTGCCAGATGGGTAAATCTATACAATGTTTATTGTAATAAAGGACTAACCATAAGTGCCAGACAAAATACTGCCATTCCCTTAGAGAATGATAAAGACACTAAAAACAGATGGAATAAATTCTTAATTGAATCAAACGCATTAGTTAGAGGTTCTCTTGTTGATACAGCAAAGCAAGGATTAAAATTTATGTAATATGTGGGGGTATCACTACCCCCCTTTTTTATGTTTTATGCTATAAATAATAGTGTCGCCTTCGGGGACAAATTAAACACTCGCTATAATAGGAGAACTACTATGGAAATTCAAAGGTACACTGCTGCTGACTTGCCAACACTATTTGACAAGATCGCCAAGAACAGTATAGGATATGACTTCGACTCATTCTGGAACACTACACAAACCAGTTACCCACCCTATAACCTGATACACATTTCTAATGAAGAATCAAGACTCGAAATCGCACTCGCTGGCTTCAAGAAAGATGACGTCAAAGTCTATACAGAGTATGGAAAGATACATGTCGAGGGCAGCAAAGAAAAACAAGAAAATGATGGAACATATGTCCATCAAGGATTGGCACAACGTGCCTTCAAACGAGCATGGACGCTCTCCGATGATACGGAGGTTAGATCCGTCAGCTTTGACGATGGACTCCTTAGCATCGTACTGGGAAAGATAGTTCCAGAGCATCACGCTAGGAAAGATTACATCTAATACATAGGGGGATTGACAAAAATCAATTCCCCTTTTATAATAGAAGCATTATGGCAAAACGAAAGATGAAAAACGTTACTCCTTCTGTAAATGATGCACTCGTTAAAACTGATAGAGTAAAGGTCGTTATTCTTACTAATGGAGATAATATAATTGCTGACGTACAGGAGGCAACTCATAAGGATACTGGTGAAAGACAGGCATTTATCCTTAACTTCCCATACAAAGTAGAGTACGATCAACCTAAACTTGATGATACAGGAATTGTTACTGATCCAGAAGTTAAAGTACACTACTCACCATACTGTCCTCTAACAACTGAAGTTAGGATACCTATCAATCCTGGCGTAGTTACAACTATCTTAGAACCTGTACCTAGTTTACGTGATACATACATTGCTAACGTACAAAAAATGGGTGGCAGCGTAGAATGAGCGTAAAACTTTTATTATTAAAATCTGGTGAAGAAGTAATAACAGAAGCAAAAGAAATTGTAGATCCTAATACCAAAGAACCATTAGGATATCATTTACATAAACCTTTTAGATTAGATATTGTATCTGATGATGGAGGTATTGTTTTTAACAGTGAAAAAGGATATCAAGTTTCATGGTTTCCTTGGGCACCTCTGAGTAAAGACAAAGATTTTTATCTTCCTGCGGGTCATGTGTTAACAGCATATGATCCGTTAGATACTATTGCAGAGCAATATGTAAATGCAATCAAGGCAGAAAATTACGAAGAGAACTTCAAGAGACATGAAAGCATGATTGCGGGTGAGACTGGGGAAGACCTAGACATGGAACAAATATTTAAAGATGCAGAAAAAGTTTTAGAGGAGGATGATGGAGACAGCACTGATAATTCTTAAGAGTGGTATTCACTTAATTACAAAAGCAGAACAACTAGATGAAGAACCTAGTTGCCATATGCAAGATCCTTATCTAGTCAAAGAGGATGGAACACTAGAACCATGGCCTCGTTATACAACCGACACAGACGTATTGCTTTATTCTGAAACTATTGCTACAATAGTTTCACCAACATCAGAACTGGTGAAGAAATACGAAACGGTGACTAAATGAGTTTTTATACCAACGTCCAACTAGTTGGTGACAACTTGTTTTATCTTGGATACGAGAACGGACAACGTATTCAACGTAAGTTCAAGTTTTCTCCAACTCTTTTTGTTGTCACTGATAAAAAAACTAAACACAAAACTCTTGATGGTAGGTATGCAAAACCTATCAAGTTCGATTCTGTAAAAGATGCTAGGGCATTTGTGGATCAATACAAAGAGGTACAAAATTTTGAGGTTCATGGATATGACAGGTATCTCTATCAATTCATCTCGGAAGAGTTTCCGCAGGAAATTGATTATGACCTTAAGGGTCTTAAAATTACATCTCTTGATATCGAGGTGGCATGTGAGAATGGCTTTCCTAACGTGCAGGAATGCTCGGAACCTCTTCTCAGTATTACAGTCCAAGACTATATCAGTCGTAAGATCATCGTATGGGGTACCAAACCGTATAAAAACACTAGAGATGACGTTAGTTATATTCTATGTGACGGTGAAGAACATTTGCTCCGTTGTTTTCTTGACTATTGGATTACTAATTTCCCAGATATTCTTACGGGGTGGAATGTAGAACTTTATGACGTACCATATATTTGTGGACGTCTAGAGAGATTGTTTGGTGATAAAGAAATGAAACAAATATCACCATGGGGTATAGTACATCGCAACGATATAGAAATAAAAGGTAGAGAACAAATTGTTTATGATGTCTATGGCATTAATGTCGTTGACTACATGGATTTGTATAAGAAATTCACTTACACAAATCAAGAATCTTATCGTCTAGATCACATTGCATTTGTGGAACTAGGTCAAAGAAAATTAGATCACAATGAGTTTGAAAACTTTAAACAATTCTATACACAGGATTGGCAAAAGTTTATTGACTACAACATCCTCGACGTGGAACTTGTTCTGCGATTAGAAGAGAAAATGA